GCTCGGCATAATTCGAGAGTTTCGGTCTGAATCCATCTCACCGACTGGCGAAATTCGCCAATTCTTAGTCATTTTGGCTAGATATTGTGGATTTCTTGACTAGATGCGCTAGATATTGCGATAATTCCGGCATCGGAAACCGATGGGCTAACCTGTTCTAGTGCATCGGCCAGAGTCTACATAACTCGCCCGACTGGTCATAGTGTAATCTATGTTCCCTAAAGAAGCCAGAGACCTCCCGCTCTGGCTTTTTTTATGGCTTTTATTTAACGGGCATTCGGGCATTCGGGCATTCGCGGTCCTTATCGGGACTTATCGGGACTTAGCGTGCCCTTAACGGGACTTATTGGGCGTTCGGGCGTTCGGGCATTGCCCATTTGACTTACTGGGCGTTCGGGCATTGCCCATTTATTGTTCCGGTAACATAAACCCGATCGCTTGTCATCGGAACTACGGTATTTCCGATCGGAGTTCCGATTCAGTCTTCGCCGAAAAGATCGATTGGCTTGCCGGATGCGATCTGCGTTAGAAGATCCTCCCGGCTCTTAGCTTCTTGGTCATTCTTCTGCTTGACCGAGCGCTCCATGCGAGTCCGGAACTCGACCTCCTGAACATTTATATCCTGAGTCATCTCGCCAAACTTGTACCGGGTCACTTTGCCGCCCTGGGCCAGATACTCGGCGATGTGCCTGTCGAGTTCGCGGCGTATCTCGTCTTTTTCGTGACGTCTATCGATCAATTTCTCGTCCTCATCGTCGATCATAGCGCTCTCGCTCTATATTTCTGACACTTCCCGCTCGCGGAGTATCGCTTGCTCGAAGCTCTTACACTCGGTGCAGTACCATCCCACTCGATACGGCTGGTATGTGTCATCCGTCGATCGGTGATTGAATCCGATTACTTGCTCCATTACTTCCCCGCAGCCGCACGGCTTACTACTAAGATCATCGGAATTTGCGCTCATAAAGTTTAGCTCTTTTTGTGAATATGCGTTTAACGCGATCGAGATACTCGGCATCGAATCGTCTTGGCGAGTTTTCCTGCTCCAAGCGCTCGACGCGCTCCAGCCCTATTCTATCAATTAGACCTGCCCGGTAGCCAACGGCATTCCCGCTCAGATAGCGGTTACAGTAGGCCAGCTGCGAATGGCAGTTGAAAAGATTAAATTTGAGACCGGGAGCAGATCCCCGGCTTCGGTAGTGGCCAGCATCGACCGCGCCGCCGTGCTTCAGATCGCCCTGTGAGCGCCCGCAGCAGATGCACGGCTTTCCCCTGTCTCTCGCTCTTATGTAGCGATTAAAAGCCGCCTGAGCGTCTCTCATGCGGTCTGAGCGCGTCCTGAGCCGCTGCTTTGTCTCTGCGGCGACTTTCTTCTCGGCTTTCTGGTAGATCTTCTGCCCGGCAGCGCTGCGCGAGAACTCGATCAAATGCTCCATCGAGCAGAATGCTTTCAGCGATCCGATCACCGCAGTCTCGGCAGGAACTTTCTTGCGGCAGAGCGAGCAGCGTCTAGTTCGCATCGATCAGACCGAGATGGTCTGCATACGGCTTTATATACTTGCGCCAGTATTCCATCTCGACGGCGATCAGCTCGTTGTACGTCTCTTTGACGAGCTTTCGGTCGAGATTAGCCAGCCCGATTTTGAGCTGGTCTTCGGCTTTGTGGATTGGTTCGAGTAAGTGAGCGGCCATGGTAGCCTCCATTATTCTCTGTTTCGAAGTAATATTTCGAGTCGCTCCATATCTGTGAGATCACGAATATAAGCGAGTCGAGCGTCTTGTCGCTCGGTAAAATTCCCCGTTTTCTCTCCTGCTTTAACGTCGTGCCCGTAATAATTCCAGAAATCGGACTTCTCCATCGATCCCAGCAAGTAGACGTCTTTGCTGTAAACGTAAGTGAAGACGTATATATCGCAGTCCTGATTCTTCTGCGAATACGGAATCCTAATCGTAAAGTTGTCTCTCGGCTCTCCGTGCTTGTCGAGAGCTTTCTTAGATTTGATGTCTACTCGGTAGCCTCCGACCACGAAGTCGCAGCTCATCGAACTTTCGGCGCAGTAATCAAAGTCTATTTCCATATCTATTAGCCAGCGACCGAAAGCCATCTCGCCGAGCTTCCCGGTAATCTGTCCGTCCCCGTCTTCTAGTATGGTCGTCGAGTTGAACGCCTTCTTGGTGCTCTTTTGATTGGCGTAATTAAGCCATGACAATCTGATGTGAGATTTAAGCATTTTTGCTGGGCCACTCCGGTACTTTGATTCCATGACTGGTCGCCAGATGGCGAGATAGTGTTTCGTAGATCTTGCTGTACTCGGCTCGCTCCGGGTCTTTCGTCGACTCGTCCCCGGTCATTATCCGCTGAATCGGTCGCCAGAGATGATCCTTTGCCGATTGCACGGTCCACGGAATCTCGACGTTTGGCTTGAGCGTCTTTTTCATATCCAGCCCAGCGTCATTCAGCACCGTCGCCAGATGCCCGAGCCAGAGATGGAGTGCGCTGTTCTGCGCCATCGTGCGCGGCTTGGTCGTCGTGTACTGGACGGCGATGTGCCCGTGCTTCTCGTACAGTTCCTCCATACGGGCCATAAACCGCTTTTTCGACTCTTCGCTATTTACCGTGAACCCTTCCATCTTTCCCCCGTTAGTCTGCGTAGTCCGTGCCGATCTGCTCTGGAATGTGAACCCGGCAGTCTATGTCTCGATGCAAGCGCTTCGCCAGACTGTAGGCGACGGCTTGCCCGGTGAACGATCTGTCCGCGTCCGCGAAGATGTGCAGCGTTGCGACTTCCTTCGGCGGCTCGAACTTCTCCAGCATACCAGCGGTCGCTGCGGCCCAGCATGGAATCTTGAACTTCTCCATGACCGCCAGAGCTGTCTCGACTCCCTCCGCTATTCCCATCTCGGCATAAATGTCAGTGAGCCTGATCGCGCCCCCGGTCGTCGGTCTGCATGGCGGCATGATCTTTTTCGGTGACGGAACAAGCGCTTTCTGGCCGTTCGCTGAGAGATAGGTTACGTGCATAGTCGCCGGGAGTCCGTTTTTGTCTGAAAAGATGCAGACCATCGCCGGATGCTTGCCGAGTGACCTGCCGCCGTCCCAGTATTCAAGCCCAGGATGGAACCCGATCTTTTTGCAGTTCTTTAGACCGCGATTGCGCAGATACAGAATCTTCGCGTTGATCTGCGACTCGTAATCCAGCCCGGTCCGCATCTGCTCCAGCCGTGACTTGTTCTTGGCTAGATCTGGCTCGACTGGCTTGCTCGGCTTTATGTCGCCGACCATCTCTTTGATCTCCGCAGCGACGGCAGACTTGCTCATCCCGGTGATCTCGGCAGCTAGATCCCAGCCGGAGCCGTGCCCGCACTGGTTACAGTAATACTTACCGTCGCCATTGTGATTAGTGAATCGGAATCGATCCTTACCGCCGCACATCGGGCAGGGCGAGTGCTTGCCGTTGAGCAGCGCTCCATCGATGCCGAGCCGCTGGAGTATCTCCGGCCAGCGGTTCCGCGATAACTGCATGAGATCAGTCATGGTAGACGTCGAGAAAGTCGGCCAGCGTCATTCCGAACACGCCCGCGATCTGGACGGCCCGGGAGAGCTTGATGTCTTCGCTCTTTTGCCAGCGTGAGACTTGCTGCGGCGCAACGCCGATTTCTTTCGCTATGTCCGAGATTCGAGTGTGCGAGCTGGCTTGCGCTGCCCGGATCGCTTTGCCGAAATCTACGTTTTGTGAGATAGTGGTCTTGCTCATAATTTACTTTCCCCGAAGTAAGAGTAGTTGGCCCGGCGCAGATTTTCTCCTGCTGCGTCGGGCCTTTTTTCGCTAGAACGGTATATCGTCCCCGAATGTTTCGGTATTGTCGCTTTTTTGTTGCGTTTGCGCAACCGGAGCGTCCTTAGCCTTAAATTTCAGATCAAACGATGGCGATCTTTCGTGATCGCTTTTGTTGCGAAACACATTCACCCAGTATTGCTTACCGTCGATCTCGCAGTCTCCTTTCAGCACCATGTCTTGATCGTGACGCTGTTCGTGCTTCCATAGACCGCCGCGCAGATTATTATCATATTCGCTCATTTTACTTTCCCTTCATTTTGGTTACATTTTCGTCGATTGTATCGACGGCTTTGGTGACTATCTCAGCAAGTGCTGAGATATACTCTTCATCCCGCGTCACTCGAATGAGTAGCGGTTTGATCTTTTCGTGATAGGCCAGAAAGTCTACCCATTCTCTCTCGCAGATCCAGAGCTGGCCCATTACCTGCGCTTTGTACTCCGGCGGGAGTCGGTTCTCGCGCAGATACTTCACCATCGTGTGCGGCTGTGGCGACTTCACCTCCAGCATCCCGTCATCTCCGACCAGACCGTCCGGACTAGCCCCAGCTTCGATAGTGTCGTGCAAACAGAGGCCGATCTCTGTTACCTGCCGCTCGTACATGAACTCGTAATACTCTCGCGCTTTCGGCTCTGTGTCGATCCCGTGCTGCATCGCAGCAGTCGTAGGGATGAACTTCGACTCGCCAGTAAGTTTCTCAGCGATCAGTTCGTCGATATAAGCATCGGCAGACGCCGCTCGCTTCCCGGTAGCCGTGATTAGACGCCCGAATGAGCTGGCGGTAGGCACGCCCCTGCGGCTGGCGTACCAGCCCTCAGTGCGTTGTTCGTGCGGCAATATGCGCATTTTCTTCTCCCGTATATTGGCTTTCGATGTGTTTGCAGATGTCGACGAAATAGTCCCGCTCGAAGTCCTTCCAGTCTGCCGTGAAGTAAGTCACTAGCAGGGCCAGCCGCTTGGCGCGATGCTCGATCTCTTCGTACTGCTCCAGATCCTCCTGCATCGCTTCGACGGCTTGATGGAAGTGCTGATAGTCCGAGATAAATGGCGCGTGCTGCTCCATGTTCTCGTGCAGCTCTTCGACGCTGATCTCCATTATCTGAGCGATCTCGTCTGCGTATAGAATCTTTTCGTCGTCACCCATTAGCCATTCCCTTCTTGGTCTCCAGTTTAGTGACCGCAATATCAGCCTGAACGACGTTCATATCGGCGATCTTCTCGACTTTGAAGTAGTCGAGAAAGACCTTCTCATCCGAGTCAGTCTCTTTAATCAAGCTGATTATCTTGTCCAGAGTATCGACGTCGATCTTCTCTTCGAGAACGTTTTTCTGCTTTCTCTCTAGCTCGGCAGCTTTGTCGGCTTCTGCGTTTGGCAGATCTTCGCCCGCGTAGATATAGTGCCCGAGACCGAACATCGCTAGACACTTAACCAAACAGCGCATTTTCGCTTTGTTGACTTGAACGCAATCCGGATTCGAGATCGCCTGATTCTTGAAGTCCATTACTGGTAGCCACATTTGGCGAGATAACCCGTCGATCGTCACGGTGCAGTAAACCATGACCGAGCCGTCGTTCCGAGCTTCTGCGGGTTCTTGGAAGGTATACTCGGCTTGCGGGTAGTGCTCCATAAGAGTACCCCATGCCCACGCCCAGCTTAGAAAGCTGAGATTCTGCTTTTTCTCGATTCGGTCGGATACGTCGACCTGAGATAGCGTCGCCCAGATGGACGCATACGTCGTCTTTTCGCTCATAATAAATCTCCCGATTTAGGCCAGCAGAATGCCAGCCGCACGGTCGATTATACTAAAATGAGACTATAGTGCAACGGTATTGATGCGGATTTGTGGCGGGAGTGTTAATAAGTCCAGATGTGCGGTCTGGGCGCGTTGACCTCCAGATCGGTCGCTACGTCCAGATGAATGAACCGGGAGTCGCCCTTCTGGTTTACCCCGATGCCGTTGAATAGCCCGGAGTTCAGCGCGTGCCGCAGTAGATGGATCGCCTCTTCGTGACTGACCGCTATATCCACGGCCATCCCCAGACCGTGAGAACCGACGAAATCTTTGTGTTTCTCGGCAGGATGAGACGGGCAGCGATAGCCGGACGTAATGATAAACGGGAACTCGCAGATCGTGCGCAGCGCTTGTACGGCATCGAGCAGCTCGTCCGAGATCTCAGCCCCGGTCGAGTCGCACTTGCCGCACTTGCATCTGAACTCGCTGCGCGTGAAATTCCGGTAGGCTAATTTAGCCAGCATTGATGAACTTCGCCACTGCGCCTTCGATCGAGTCGTTGATGAACTCGTCGGCTTTGTCGACCGCTTCGTCGGCGATGTCCGCGTACTTGGCCGCAGTGATTACCGCAGTTTTCACCGCTTGGAACTTCTCGGAGCCTTTGCCCGCTTCCGGGAGCTGCTCTTCGGCTTGGAGCACTAGATCTTTGATTGATGCGATTAGGAATAGAACGAATCTTGCGATTTCGAATGCTAGTTTTAGCTTGCCCATTATTTACCCCTTCTTCTTTGGTTTATATTTACGCGCCGATGCCAGCGCGATCGCTTGT